ATATGTGAAGATTTTGGTTGGGTTTCTCAGTTATGGAGAGACGCAAAAACAGAATTTTTTATCGATAAGCCTTTACATGCGTATGTTCACACCGAAGCAAATACAGCATGTTTACAAACAGGAGAAAACAGTGTGTATAACAACACACAAATTTAAAAAATGCCAAAAGAATCTACTTTTTATAAAAAAACGGAGTCGTATATAGAAACTGGAGCATTTGAAGGCTATAGTATTCAATTAGCTTTAGATAGTGGATTTTCAAAAATTTATGCGATAGAATTAGTAGAACAATATTACAAACATTGTGTAGATAGATTTTCAAATGAACCAAAAGTTCAAATGATTTTAGGAGATTCTTCTTTAAAATTAAAAGAAGTTTTGGACAGCAATTTAAATACTGCTTTTACGTTTTGGTTAGATGCTCATATGAGCGATTCTACACCACTAATAACTGAGCTACAAATGATTTTATCTAGAAACATAGACGGAGAACTTATATATGTGGATGATATGCGACTATATGAAAACTTTGATCAAAGTGTTAACATACAAACAATCACCGATCTAATTAAAAAATATAAACCAAATGCCAAAATTTCATATGAAGCTGATCGTTGGCATCCAAAAGATATTCTTATTATAGATTATTAATATTATGAAAAAAACATTAATTTATGTCGGTGCTCATCATGGAAACTCTGTATCCAATTTTATTTCTGAATATGAACAAATATATGCATTTGAAGCAAATCCAAGATTTTGTCAAATCTTAAAACAACGTTTTGCGACAAATCAAAACGTAACGATTATTAATGCAGCAATTTGCGAAAAACACAATACAGTTATCACTTTTAATATTTCTAAAAATAATGGAGATTCTAGTTCTATTTTAACTCCAAATGTTAACAATGAATTATTTTCATGTATCCAAACATCAGAGCAATTAACAGTTCCTACAATTAATCTTTTTAATTTTTGTCAAGAAAACAATATCCAAAAAATCGATACATATATTAGCGATTTACAAGGATATGATTTGATAGTTTTAAAAACTCTTGAACCATATATTAATAAAGGTTTGATTGATGAAATACAATGCGAAGTCGAAAAAGATAACAAACCTACAATTTATAATAATGAGATTGTAGAAAATCAAAATAAAGAATCAAATTTTAATAATATTTTAGGTGAAAAATATATTAAAATTGCTAAAGGGTGGGGAAATTTGACAGATGGGGTGTTCGAAGATGTTCCTGAAGAATGGTGTGAACATGACATTAAATGGACTCTAAAAAAATAAATTTAGTTGTTGTCACATCTGTAATTTATCCCTTTCATTCATCGATTTATAGTCCAAATGAAAGACTTAAACAGTTAACAGATTTAACTATCAGTTCAATTTATAAAAAAATACCAAACCCTTATATAGTGGTATTAGAAGGAAGTATCCTGACAAAAGAAGATATTGCAAAACTTAAAGAAAGTAAAATTCACAACCTCTTATATTTCGATATAAGCAATTTACATAAAAGTATAGGAGAAGCCACTTTAATTTTAAATTATTTAAAATCTGATTATTTTAATCAGTTAAAAGCCGAGAAAAACATTTTAACCGTTAGCAAAATATCAGGAAGATATTTCTTAACAGATCATCACGATTTTACCAACTGTCCATTAGATAAAATTCTGATAAAGAAAAAAGATACTAATACTTGGTCAAATCAAGGCATTTGCGATACTAGATATTATAGATTCCCATTTTCTTATGCAGATAAATTTGAAAAAAACTTATCTGAAATGTTAAACAATAAAGGTCTTTATATAGATCTTGAACATAGTTTTTATAAATATCAAATCTTTGAATTTGATATAATCCATAATACTGATAAGATTAATCTATCAGGAAATTTAGCACCCGATGGCCAAGAAGTTTTAGATTAATGAGCACTACAATCGTTACTAGTCTATATGATATAGGCAGAGGATCTTGGAATAATATCTTTCAAAGATCTTATCAAGAGTATTTTAAATATTTTAAAAATGTCCTTTCATTAGACTGCAATATGGTTATATACATTGATGAAAAGGATTACGATACAGTAAAACTTTTAAGATCTGAAGTAGATCCATCATTTCAAAAAACAAAATTTATCATAAATTCTTTTTCAAATTTAGAAGCATTTCAAAAATTTTATTTAAAAAGTAAAAACGTAATGGATAGCTTAGATTTTTTTAAAAAAAGAAACGAACAACATACACCAGAAATGCTTTATCCTGAATATAACATTATTAATTTTAATAAAGTCAGTTTTATAGAGCAAACAGTAAAAGAAAATCCGTTTTTAAGCGATTATTTTATATGGATGGATGCAGGATTCTATCATAATCGTTTTCCGCAAGAATATTGTTTAAAACAATACCCAGATCCAGAAAAAATTAAAATTTTAGACGATAATAAGGTTCATTTTTTAACTCTGTCTGATCAAATCGCTTTATCTTCATATCTCGATCCTAGAGTGAGTATTACTGGTTCTATGTTTGCAGGAAAAGCGCAACCATTAATAGAACTTAAAAATTTATGTTTTGAAGTAATAGAAGAGTTTTTAAATGCAAAAGCAATCAATGATGACCAAACTATATATGCCTTTACGTATCAAAAAAATCCAGAGTTATTTAATTTGATGCAAGGTGATTGGTTTCAAAATTTTTATAAATTTATCTAAAATGAAAGTTCTTTTTATATCTTTAGGACAACCAGATTACCAGTGTGATTGTCTTTTACACGGCTTATATAGCTTATTAGGAGAAGACTTAACACACACCGATGACTATTTTTTAATGTATAAAGAACACACAACACCTGAACAGCTACTTAACAGTTCAGGTAAGGGATTTACCATTTGGGGCAATCTTCCCAAGTATTTAAATGATAAATCTGATATAGAATTAAAAATTAAAAACAAATATTTTGATTATATTGTTTATGGTAGTATTCGTCGTTGCAAAGATTATTTGAATTTGGTTGTGGAAAACTATCCTAAAGATAAAATTGCGGCTGTAGATGGAGAAGATGACTATATATTAGTCAATACAAAAAATATTCCCTTTTTTAAAAGGGAATTGTTAGTTAATATACCAAAAATATATCCGATATCTTTTTCTATTCCTGAAGAAAAAATTGTTACAGATATATCAAAAATTGAAAAAACTAAGTTTTTAGCAGATTATTTGCCTAGTAATTCTGGTTCTGGTTACATATATCAATCAGAAAAAGAATATTATAATAACTATAAAGAAGCATTTTTTGGTAGAACACATAAAAAAGGTGGATGGGATTGCATGAGACATTATGAGATTTTAGCAAATTATTGTATGCCACATTTTCCAGATCTAGAACGTTGCCCATCTCAAACTATGTTTAATTTTCCTAAAAATGAAATACTTGAAGCAAACGGCATTTTTAACAGCGGAACAGTCAATGATAGATATTATGAACTTTTAAATGAAGTTTTTGAACACACTAAAAAACATTTAACTACCATCGCATCAGCCAAATATTTGATTGATACTTTACAAAAAAATTAAGTGTGATATAATTTAGTATCAGTGAAAAAAATTGCATTTAAATCAATTTTTATTAAAAACTTTTTATCTATTGGGGAAAATCCTATATCTTTAAACTTTTCTAAAGGTATAAATTTAATAACAGGCGATAACTTAGATAACGGCACACGCAATGGTGTAGGTAAATCATCTATAATAGAGGCTATTTATTGGTGTATTTTTGGAAATACTATCAGAGAAATTAAAAACGATAAAATTATACACAATAAAACAAAAAAAGACTGCGAAGTCTCATTGTTTTTCGATATCATTAATCATGACAAAACAACATCAACTTACAACATTAAAAGATTTTTAGGACCAAGTAAAATACAAATTTTTTGTGATGATAAAGATGTTACATTATCAACTATACCAAATAATGATGATTTCATAAAAACCTTATTAGGGGCAAACGAAGAACTTTTTAATAATGCTGTCATTATGACGGCTAATAACACACTGCCTTTCATGGCACAGAAAAAAATTGATAAAAGAAAGTTTTTAGAGGGAGTTTTTAACTTAAACATTTTTACAGATATGTTGTTAAAAACCAGATCAGATTTTAATGACGTTAAAAAAGAAAACGATATTAAATGCAACGACTTTATCAACCAACAAAAAAATTTAGAAATTTTTGAAAAACAATCTAAAAAATACCAAGAAACTAAAAACGATAAAATAAAAAATTTTAATATAACTATCAGTAATATCAAAAACGAAATAGAAAAAATACAAAAACAAAACGTAAACATCACGGATATAACAAAAAAACTTCAAACTGCTCAAGATAAACTATCACAAGCAAATATGATTTTGAGCGAAAAAGAAGAAGAAATTGTACAACTCAGTAACAATCATACAGAAATTAAAGTCAAACTCGAACAAATACAAAAAGAAAAAATGACATTATCTCAAAAAAAAGAGATATGTCCTGTCTGTAATAGAGCATATTCTGAGGATGAAATAAAAATTGTAAAAGAAAAAACAGAGCAAATAGAAAAAAATTTAAAAGAATTAAATGAAAGTAAAACATTGGCTTTTAACGATTTAAAAAAACAAAATGATAAAAAAAGTGAAATTAAAAGTGCAATAGCACAAATAAATTTAAAAATTAAAGAGTTAGAACAATTAAAAAACGCCACAGAAGCCAAAGATGAAAAAATTAAAGAGTTCAATAATAAAATTAAAGACTACGAACAATTCATTGTAGATTTAGAAAAAGAAAAAGATCCATCAGAAGAAGAAATTAAAAAAATAAATGAAAATATAAAAGATTTAGAAAGTAAATTAAAAGAAATAAAAAAAGATATATCTATTTTGGATTCTGTTAAGTTTGTCTTATCAGAAGAAGGAGTAAAAACATTTATTGTAAAAAAACTGTTAGATATATTAAATGAAAAATTGAATTTTTATCTTAAAAAATTAGATGCTCCATGTACTTGCGTATTTAACGAACAATTTGAAGAAACTATAAAAAATTTGGAAGGTAAAGAATGTTCTTATTTTAACTTTAGTGGCGGCGAAAGAAAAAGAATAGATTTGTCTATACTTTTTATGTTTCAAGACATTTTACGATTTTATTCTGGAACTTTCTTTTCATTAAGCATGTATGATGAATTATTTGATTCTGCTATAGATGAAGCAGGAATACAAAAAATTATGGATATTCTAAAGAATAGAGTGGATTTAAATGAAGAATCGATATATATTGTTTCTCATAACAAATCTTCAATTAAAAACAATTTTGATAATGTGATTTTTTTACAAAAAAACAAAAACCAGACTCAAATGATCTCTTGAAAAGAACATTTTAAATATTAAATCTTATTATGGCATTAAAAATTAAATCAAATACTCCTACTGTGGAACAAAGTAATGGTTCTAACGTAGTATTTCAATATAAACCAATACAAACGAGTATTCCATTTGCTCCGATGGGAATGCCTATAGGAGCACCGAAGTATAGTTATGCTGCTCCACAACCTGTACATATCCCACAACCACCGCCAATCGAAATGCCTGAAGCCAATCTACCAAGAGCTTTAAACTATTATGCAGATTATGGTGGTTGTGGGTTTTGGCGTATGGTATGGCCTGAATTTTTATTAAACGGATATCATAAAGCATGTATTTCAGGTCTTACACAGATGATACTCGATATGCGATTTTATGGACCGTTAAAGGCTATAAGAATGCAAAGACAGGCTACACCAATCCAAAATGCATTTATCAAAGAGCTATCTAAAACGAGATCACAAATGGGTTTTCGTTTAATTTATGAAATCGATGATATCGTTTTCAAAGACGATATTCCTGATTATAATCGTTGCAAAGATGCTTTTGTTGATCCAACAATCGTAAAAAGTATTTTAGAAATCATGTCGGAGATGGATGAAATATCCGTCACATGCAAATACATGAAAGATTACTATATTTCTAAAACTGGAAATAAAAATGTAACAGTTATACCAAATTATCCTCCAAAATTTTGGTTGGATAGGTTTTATGATAAAAAACGTATTGAGAGTTTATATGAAAAAAATAAAAAACGTCCTCGTATTTTATATTCAGGATCAGGAACGCATATCGATGTCTTAAACCGAACAGGAATGAATGATGATTTTGCTCACGTTGTAGATGCAATCATTAAAGCTCGTAAAAAATTTAAATTTGTTTGGAAGGGTTGTTATCCACTAGCAGTAAAACCATTTATTGATAATGGTGAAATGGAATATATCGATTGGTCTGCTTTATTTGATTATCCAAAAGGTTTATATGATACAAACTGTAACGTTGCGTTTGCTCCATTAATGGATAATGTTTTTAATAAATCAAAAAGCAATATTAAAATGATTGAAGCGGGTGCATTAGGTATACCAGGAGCTTATCAAGATCTATGTACATATGAAGATGCAGAAATAAAATTTAAAAATGGTAGTGAATTAATTGATCAATTGGATCATATCACATCCGATTTTGATAGATATATGAGAATGTCCGAGGAATCTAGAAAATTTGTTGATGGTTTATGGCTAGAAGATCATTTAGACGAATACGAAGCTCTGTATTTTACATCTTTTGGTTCAAAAGAAAGAAACGAAAAGTCACCACAATTGATTAAAAATAACCCTGATCAAAAAGCTTAAACTCTTTGCTTTTTAAGCAAAGTATGAGACAATATAAAAATGGGCTATAGAAACGTCTATTATGATCCTCGCGGAGAGGCTATTCATCTTTGGACATGGGATGAAAACGGTCAAAGAATCAAAATTGTAAATAGCTTTGAGCCTTATATTTACATAGAATCTACTAATGGTACAGATGGAGTATCAATTTTTAATACACCCCTTAAAAAGGTGAAATTTAGAAATCAATTTGAAAGAAGTAAATTTTTAAACGAAACAACAATCAAAAGAATTTTTTATAATTTAAACTGTGAGCAACAATATCTTCTCGATACATATAAGAATACATCAGAAAATTCTGACTTCAGTAAAAACAAACTTAAAATATTTTATTTCGATATCGAAACGTATGGAAAAAATGGGTTTGCTTCACCAAAAGATGCTACAGATCTTATCAATTTGATCACTGTCTATGATTCCATAGATGAAAAATATTATACATGGGGGTTAAAAAAAGATTATATTTCGAAAAATCCTGATGAAATTTATATAAAGTGTCATAATGAAGAAAGCCTCTTAAAAAGATTTTTAGACTTTTGGCAAAAAGATCCACCCGATTGTATAACAGGTTGGAATATTTCAGGATATGATATTCCTTATATCATAAACAGAATTACTATTATTTTAGGAGAAGAAGAAGCACGAAAACTATCTCCTGTTCAACGTTTATATTTTAGAGAAAATGTAGCAGTCAATAAACTAGGTAAAGCTATTGATAGATGGTATATCTATGGTATTAGTGTTTTAGATTACATGGAAGTTTATAAAACTTTTACATTAGGAGACAGAGAATCTTATAGTTTAAATTATATATCTGAATATGAATTAGGAGAAAGTAAAGTAGCATACGTTAATTCATCTCTTGCGGATTTAGCAGATAATGATTGGAAAACTTTTGTTGAATATAATATTCAAGACGTTAAACTTTTAATTAAATTAGAAGAGAAGCTAAAATATCTAAAACTTATTAGAAATTTGTCTTATAAAGGATTTATTCCATTTGAAAAGTCTATGGGCAAAGTTTCTTTAATTACTGGTGCAGTAGCACATCAAGCTTTAAAAGAAGAAAAAATAATTCCTACGTTTAATGTGGAAAATATTAAACAAAGTTTTGCTGGAGGTTTTGTTTTGGAACCAAAACCTGGTCTATACGAAGATGTTGTAACATACGATGCCAACAGTCTGTATCCCAATACAATCATAACTTTAAATATTTCTACCGAAACAAAAATAGGAAAGATTCTTAAAATAGAAGATAATATATACACAATCAAACTCACGAATGAAAAAATAGTAAATCTAGAAAAAGAAAAATTTGATAGACTAGTCGAAAAAGAAAAGCTTTCTATCACTAAAGCAAATATTTTATACACTCAAAAATTTAAAGGTATAGTACCAAATTTAATCGATAAACTTTATAAAGAACGTGTAACAGCTAAAACAAAAATGTTGGAATCCAAGAAAAAGCTTAAAAAAACTACAGACGAAAAAGAAATAGCTTTATTAAAAGAAGAAATTGTTGATAATACAACGCTTGAAAGCGTATATAAAGTCTTTTTAAATTCAATTTATGGTGTTTTCTCTCAAATCTATTCACCACTTTTTGATATAGATCATGCCGAAAGCGTAACTCTTTCTGGTCAAGCTGTTGTTAAGCAAGGGTCGAAAATCATATATGAACATGCAAAGACTTTAGGATTTAGAGGAGAAGAGCAAGATATCTGCATATATCAGGATACGGATAGTGAATTCTTTTCATTTAAAGATATTTTTAAAATAAAAAATATTCTTTTAAAGGACGATAACAATAATATTTCTAATGAAGCTAACAAATTAATCGAAGAATTTGGAAAAATTCTAAATTTAGAAATTAACGAATGGGCAAAAAATGAATTTAAATCAATAGACAGTAGATACTTCTTTAAAAGAGAAAAAATTTGCGATGTAGCCCTTCTTCAAAAGAAAAAGTTTTATATTCTGCATATTTTAGATAAAGAAGGCGTTAAGACCGATAAATTTGAATATAAAGGCATAGAAGTAGCCAAATCCATCTTATCGAAAGACGTTAAAGATTTGATTAAAAATGTTATTGAGACAGCTTTAATTTCTAAAGAAAAGAAAACTGCTAGTAGAATTTTTCAAGAAGGTTATGAAAAATTTTGTCAAATGTCACCTGATATTATAGCTTTAAGAAAAAAAATTAATAATCTAGAAAAATATTCTAGAATGATTGATTCAAATAATAAATTCGGTAAAGGAACACCGAATCACGTTAAAGCGGCTATCAACTATAACAATTTGATTGAAAAGTTAAAAATAACAGACATTTATCAAAAAATTAGTAGTGGAGAAAAAATGAAAATTTTGTATTGTTTAAAAAACTCTTTAGGTTTTACAAATGTCGCATTTTTAAATGATTATCCAAAAGAGTTTTTTTCTTGTTTAAAACCCGATTACAAGTTAATGTTTGAAAAAAATGTTGCACCTGTTATTGCAAGAGTTTTTGTTACAATTGGATGGCCTGTTCCTATTATAGGCTGTGAACAAGTTACAGATTTAAATGAATTATTCTCATGAAAACTAAATTAATATCAATATCAAAACCATTAGTAGATGGAATTAATAACGCAGAAGATTTAATCTCTTATTGTGCAAGAGTCAGTAATCCATCCAATCAACTAAATTTAGAAACTGCACCAAAATTATTAAAATATCTTATTAAGCATAAACATTGGTCACCATTTGAAATGGTATCAGCTACTTTTGAAATTCAAACCAGTAGAGCTATTGCTGCACAAATTTTAAGACATCGAAGTTTTTCTTTTCAAGAATTCAGTCAAAGATATTCTACAGCAACCGAATTAGAAAGAATTGAATTAAGAAAACAAGGCAAAACAAATAGACAAGTAGGCGATGAGCCTTTAAGTATATCTGAGCATATTGAACTTTTCGATAAAATCGAAAAGTTGCAAGAAGATTCTATAAAAATTTATAATGATTTAATCTCAAAAGGAGTTGCAAAAGAATGTGCAAGGTCAATACTTCCTTTAAATACCTCAACAACACTATATATGTCAGGTTCAATTCGTTCTTGGATTCACTATATTGATTTGAGATCCAATCAAGATACACAAAAAGAACATAGAGAAATTGCCATAGAACTTAAAAATACGTTTAAAGACATATTTCCAAATATTAGCGAAGCTCTCGAATGGTAAATATATAGTGGCTAGAATACAACACTTTAAAAAAAGAAATGCTTCTTATATGATTCATAAGAAGTATGGCTATAACTATAGCACAACAGAAAATACTGCACCGCTTTCTATTATAAACAATTTAGGGTCTTTGTCAGTTACAACAGGTAAAATAAACGAAGAAACCACTTTTGAAAGTATCAACGGTGAAACATTAGTTTCAATAGCTGGTGAAGAAATTGTATCAATTTTATAAAAAAACTATTGATTTTTTATAAATCATTGCTATATTATATAGTATATGAATACAGAAAATAACTCAGAAACTAAACCATCACTTATTATCTTTTTGGATAGTATTGGCAGACTCATTCTTGGTGAGAAAGTAGATTCTACCGATGATAAAAATTTTAATGTTAAAAATCCCGTTGTTATTATGATTAACGGCGATCAAACAGGAAAAATGTCAGTACAACTTTTCCCTCTTTTCTTTAGAGAATTTTTAGCAGATAAAAGCTCTGAAGTAATTTTGCACTATAAAAAAGATACAATCACTCTTTCAAATATTGAAACTTTGGATTTTAGACTCCAAACTCAATATACTCAAATGTTTAACAACAATAATGCATATGTTGCGCCACAACCTCAACAACAAGATCAAGGCGGTGTAATCAATCTGTTTGACGAATAAAAAAAATAAGAAGTAAAAAAAGGCCGAAAAGTTTTTGACTTTTCGGCCTTTTTTGTTATCATATAAATATGGCTAAAAATAAAAAAGAAATTAATGATAATTTTAATGATGGGTCAATTGAAGATGCTTTTAAAATTCTTGATGATTTAAATCCAGATGCAACTTTCCTTGATGAAAACAGTTTATCAACTGTAAATGAGTGGATTGATACTGGATGTATGGCATTAAATGCTATTATTTCAGGTTCTTTATATGGCGGAATCCCTGTAGGAAGAATTACAGGATTTGCAGGACCACAAGCTTGTGGTAAAACATTAATGGTCAATAAAATCATGGCAAATGCTCAGAAAAAGGGTATGCATGTCGTTTATTTTGATACAGAAAACGCCTTAGATAAAGACACCGCAGAAAATTTGGGATGTGATCCTAGTAAAATTAAACATTGTCCGATTGAAATCATTGAAGAATGTAGAAATCAAATGGTTAAGTTTCTAAAAACAGTTGTTGAAAAAGGATTACAAGGTAAAGTTATTATTGCAATTGATTCTCTTGGAAATTTAATTTCGGCAAGAGAGGCCAAAATTATTGAAGATGGTAAAGACTCAGCAGATATGGGTGCTAGAGCAGTTTCTCTTAAAAGTATGCTTCGTGCTATAACTCATGCCGCAGCAAAAGCAAACTGCCCAATTGTCTTTACAAACCATACATATGATAATCCAGGTGCATTGTATCCTACGCTAGTTAAAAGCCAATCGGGAGGCTCTGGTCCGTTGTATATGTCTTCTGTTCTTGTACAGATGGCAACAAAACAAGAAAGAGTTAGTAGATCCGATAACAAAAATGCAACAGAAGATGTTACGCCGCTTTCTAAAGATGTTAATGGCTTAACTATGCGAGCACTTACAACAAAAAATAGATTCATTCCTCCATTTTTAGAATGTGAAATGTATCTTAATTTCAGATCAGGTATTTCCAAATATTCAGGATTGCTTGAAATGGCTGAAGGATATGAGGTTCTTCATAAACAAGGCCATAGATATGCTCTTGGCGAAGAGGTTTTAGGCTTCTATAAAGATTGGAAAGATAATGACGAAGTATGGTCAAAAATTTTACCAAAACTTGAAGAAAAACTTCAAACCGAATTAAAATTTAAAAAAGAAGATTTGTAATAGATTGTGTTTTATAAAAAACACTTTATAATCTTACAATGAACAAGCAGTTGCCATTAGATTTAGATCTTTTTGAAAAGATTGTAATTTACAATGCATTGTTTGATCAATCGTATTTAGAAACAATCATCAGTCATGTCAAACCTTCTTATTTTAAGAATAAGAGCATAAAAACAATATTTGATTGTTTGCTTTCTTATTATAAAGAGTTTTCTAAAACTCCGAATGTAACTGAACTTAAAGCACATTTAATCGATCAAGATAAAAGAGAAGCTTTAAAAGAGACTATATTACTCATTCAGTCGCTGGATAAAAAATACGATAAAGAGGTTCTACTTAAAAATACAGAAAGATTTTTAAAAGAAAAAGCAGTTTTAAATACTGTACTTAAAACGTCTTTAGATATCCAAACAGGAGAAATAGACGCATCTAAAATTTTAAAAGATTTTGAAAATGCATGTAATATTTCTCTGGTAGATAACTTAGGATTCGATTATTTAGAATCTATCGATCAACATTGTGCAGATATTCAAAAAGTATTTAAAGTTATACCTACTGGTTGGAATTGGTTGGATGATAAACTCGGCGGTGGATTCATGGCAGATGGAAGAGCATTATATGTATTTTTCGGTGTAACAAATGTTGGAAAGTCTATATTTTTGGGCAATATTGCAACAAATCTTTTAAGTCAAAATAAAACAGTTCTATTAATTTCTTTGGAAATGCCAGAACAAATTTATGCTCGTCGTATTAGCGCACAGCTTTCTAAAATTCCATTCAAAGATTTGTCATTGCAAATTGATCCTCTTAAAAAATATTTAAATTCTTATAAAATTAAAAATCAAAATTCCAAATTGGTCATTAAAGAATTTCCAACCAAAACAGTATCACCTTTACAGATCAAATCCTATATTGAAAAACTTAACAAACAAGGTATTCATCCAGATGCAATCGTTTTGGATTATTTAAATTTGCTCGCACCAAATACCAAAGGACTAAATTCATACGAATCAATAAAAGAAATTACAGAACAAGTAAGAGCATTATCTTATCATTTTAGTTGTCCGATTATATCTGCAACACAAGCTAATAGATCTGCGTTTCAAACACCAAATCCTGATATGGATATGACTAGTGAGTCTATGGGTCTTTCTCATACAGTAGATGCACAGATTTCAATTTGGACCGAAGCTGAAGATTTTGAATTAGGTATTATTCATATGGGTATTGTCAAAAATAGGTTTGGTCCTAGACAATGCCATACGGTTTTAGAAATTGATTATGAAACATTATCTTTACGAGATCCAGACGATGTTGCTAAATCCTTTGTTGTTAAAGGAACGATTCCAAGCAACCTAAAAAAAGATAGTAATCCTAACGTAACCAGTACTTTAGATCTTATAGAAAGTTTAAGTTTAGATGATGAAAAATGATCATAGGTGATTAAATACTCCTATGCAGAAAAATATGAATCAGATTTTTACTCACAATGACCTAGATGGTGCTGTGAGTTTATTGACTTTTCTGTGGTCACACCCAAACGATGCTATCACATTTAATAACATCAATAATTTACAAACAGATGAAATCAAGAGTTTTATTTCCAGAACTATAAATATCCCTCCTCCTAATATATATGTTTTTGATCTTTCTTTAAGAGAAAGTTTTGTATCAGATTTAGATAAAGAATATATTACTTTTATAGACCATCATAAAAGTTCTGAAAACTTCGTAAATCGTTTTAAAAAAGCAAAAATCATTTATAGTGAAACTAGTTCGAATTCTCTTTTAATAAGAAAACATTTTGCAGATAAAGCACCTTCTCTTTCAAATGAACAGAAAAAATTAATACTTTTAACTGATGATTATGATTCATTTAAACTTCAATTTGAAGAGTCTTATGATTTAAATATTCTTTTTTGGACTGAATATAAAAATAATTTTGTTAAATTTATTCATGATTATAAACAAGGATTTAAACCATTTTCAGAAAATCAAAAAAATAGGATTAAAAATGTTAAAAGTCTTGCTTCAAAAGAAGCAGAATCGTGTCCCAAATTTTTTGGTTCTTTAGAAATTAAAGGAATTAAAAAAGATACAATGGGAGTATTAACAAATTCTTTAAACAATTTGGTTATGGATTCTTTGATGAGAAAATATGATCCAGATCTGTTCTTTTTCATTAACAGTAAAACACAAAAAGTCAGTTTAAGACAAAGGAAAGATAAAAATCCCATAGATTTGAATAAATTTGCTGAAAAGTTTTGTGAAGGGGCAGGACACACTTATGCAGCAGGAGGAAAAATAACTCCTCTTTTTATGGAGTTGACAAAAAATTTAAAACCACTATGATTATTACATCGTCTCAACAATTACAAGAATTTAGCAATCCAGCAGAAGCTATAAATCTAGAAGAATTTGAAGAAGTTACTCTTAAATTTGGATCTTTCGTATGTATTGCTAAAGGAAAAAAATTAAATTATTTAAATTTTTTAAAATTTTTAGTAGATGATAAAAAAACACAAAAAATTTATTTTGAATTAATAGGAGAATCAAATTTACAAAACATCATTAGAGCATATTTAAAATCTACACCAAACGTATATAAAAAAATATTTCGATCAAAACTAAATCAAAAAAGAAAAAATGTTGAGTAAAACACAAGAATATATCTATAATACTTTTTTAAAAAATTTAAGATATGGTCAACCTTTTCAGTACAGAAAAGACTTTTCTGATATTTCAGTAGAAAATAAAGCATTGCTAGTAAAACTGGAAAACTTTTTCCAAAAATATAACCATATTAAAATAGAAGAATATTTTGAAGCACCGAGAATTTTACATTCTGATGAAAAATATCCATATTTAAACTTTTTTACCACAAGAGTAGCGATTAGAACATATTCCGTTTATAAAAAACAAAAAGAAGAAGACAATCCAGAAAATCAATTTGAAGATATAAAAGAAAGTTTAAGATTTATTGGAATGTTTTGTTTAAAAAATAAAATAACCTTAAAGGAGTATTTAAATTTTAAAAATGGATATATGTTTTCATGGCTTAATCATTACAGAGAGCATCGCATAAATCCTTATAGTTTAATGGAACTAGGTAACATTAATAATGCATTTTCACTTTTATCTGAAGATGAACATGATTTGTATTCTAATACACTTTTAGGTAAAATCGAAACATTCAAAGTTAGATATCACAACTCGCCTAAAACTAAAGATTACGTCAAAACTGTTACAAAAAAAATTGAAGATTTTCTTAAAAAAGAGTTGCACAACTAAGAAAACCTGTTAATATAAAACATATGAGCAAATATACATCATCATTATTCGAATCAATCAAAGAAGCACTTAATAAAAATACACCAACAGAAAGTTCTTTTAAGGACTTTATGAAAACTGAAGTGGACAAGACTTATATTGTTCGCTTAATTCCAAATGTTAACAATCCTGAAAGAACTCTTTTCCATTACTATAATCATATTTGGAAGAGTAATTTAACTAATAATATTACTTCGGTTCTTTGTCCAAATACATACGGAGAAAAATGCCCAATCGATGAATATCGTTCTAAAGTTTATAATACCAAAGACCAGAATGAAATTGACAAAATGCTTCCAATCAAAAGAAATGAAAATTGGTTAGTCAATGTCTTTGTTGTTAAAGATCCAACCAATCCTGAAAATCAAGGAAAAATTAAAATTCTTCGTTATGGTAGACAACTCGCCAGAATTATTGAGTCTGCTATCAGTGGAGACGATTCGAATGAATTTGGTCCTAAGATCTTTGATCTATCCGACAAAGGTTGTAACTTGAAGATTAAAGTCGAAAAGAATGAGGGGGGTTATCCCACATATGTTTATTCTAAATTCGTGTCTCCTTCAACATTAGAAGGAGCAGACGATATCGAATCTCTTTACAATTCAATTCATGAGTTGGATTCTGTCTTTGAACATAAATCTTATGATGAAATCAAAAAACTTTTCAACACGCATTATTTAGGCGAAGTTGAAGAAAATACTTCATCTTCTTCGGAACAAGAAGTCGAAGACGTTGATTTTGTTCCTTCTTCTAAGGAAGTTGTTGCAAAATCTTCAGATGAAGAAACTGATGAAGATAAGAAAATGCAAGATATCTTAAAAGATCTCTAAGATATGCCATCTAAAGACGATCATTTAGAAGCAGCAAAACTTGCTAAAATTGTTGGGTCACATCTCAACATGATTGACAAGTTTTCTCTTGAAAGATCAAATGTACCAGCAAATAGAATAGACATTAATCAGTTTATTGCAAAAGTTGTTGATCCGAACAAGCAGTTTGGGAATGCCTCTGGATATGTTTCAGAGGCATTAGTACAAAAAATGGTTCCTGATACTTCCATGTACAGTAAACCACCTGATTTGATTGAAATGCCACCAGTGGTGCAAAATGTAGCACCTGCACCAGTACAGCCAGTAATACAGGCATCTTCTATCCCTACAGAAGAAGTTCAAACATTGGTACAGAATACTTCCAATCCAAAGATGAACATTCAAACTTCTTCTTCTTTAGAGCAATCATTTGAAAAAATTGCAAATTCTCTTGAAAAACTTGTTGATTTTTATGTAAAAACTCATACACTAAAAGTAGATAAAAAGAAGCAAGTACTAAATGACTGAAAGAATTCTACCTATTCCAAAAACATTTTTGGAAAAATTATTAAAGCCTGTCAGCAAATTAAGCGAAAGTTGTGTTTTAAAAGCCTCTGACAAAGAGATGTACACTATTTGTACACCATCAGACAACTCTTTAATTTTATATGCTAAAGCAGAATTGCCTGTGGACGTAAATCCATTTAAACTCAACTTGATTAACATTAAAAAACTTCTAACAGGATTAGATTGTTTAGGTGATGATGGAGAATTTTCCATATCTTTGACTGATAATCACATTAAATGCCAACTAGAAAATAAAGATACTGGTGAAATATGTCACTTTAAATATCATTTAGTCGATGATGGAATTATTAAAGAATCTACCGTAAACGTTCAAAAAATCGCAAAATTAACTTTTGATACAGAATTTGAAATTTCTACAGACAAATTTAAAAAAATAATGTCCGCATATGCATTTGCTACAGATGCAACAAAGTTATATGTTTATAGTAAAAACGATCAGATATATGGAGAAATAAACGACAGAACTTTACAAAATATAGATAACATTTCTATGCTTTTGTCAGAAAAGGTTTTAGGCCAACCATTATCTTCACCAATGCCGATTAATGTAGAGATATTTAAAAACTTTATTTTAAGTAAAAACCCAATAAAAGTTAAAATTAACAATCAGTACAATGTTTTTGTCTTTCAATCGCAAGATGATGAAAATGTGCAGTTTAAATATATTGTATCTGCACTTGTTAAATAAATACTAAAGAATAAGTTGTTTATATGGCTAAAAATAAAATAACAACAGTTAGCTATTTCATAAAAAGACTTAGAGATAGCGGATACGTAGCAGACAAACTTTTTTCTGATTATTCAGATCATGATCCTCGTTGCTGGACAGCTATAGTAGATCCTAAAAATACTTCAATTTTTATTACATGTTTTAATAATCGTAATTATTTAGGAGAAGAATATTTCGAGATTTCAGATGGAAATCAATATGTTCCAGAAAATTTTAAATTAAAAACCAGTTCAATTGAAATTATTATCGAATATCTTGTTAAATTTGGTATCAATAATAAATCCCAAACATATAAACAATAGTATGGCTTCTAAAAAAGGTAAAAGACTTTTAAAGGATTCCCAAACACCAGCTTTGTCAGCAAACATTTGTGAAACCAAACCTGCCGTAAAGAAAAAATTTGATATGCAAGAAGTTGCAGAAAAAGTTTTTAACGAGGTCAATCGAAAAGAATTAGAAAAAAGTTTAGATAAGTGGTTAAAAGATAACCATACGCAAAATACTATTGCTATGAGAGATTTAGGTCTTTTAAAAGCGATTGTATCCGAGTATTTAGATTCTTTTATAGTTTTTGGTTATAATTTGGACGGAGAACGTATTATTTTACAAAATTATGAAAAGGCTAGAGATAGAGACGCTATCATGGAATTTTTAAAAACTATTTTTATCAAACAACAACAAGAAAACTTTTTAGATTAAATGCCATTTTACGAAAATCCATACTACAATCAAAATTATACACTCCCGACATATGGGAGTTTAAGTGCTATTCCTGGTCTTTCTGGTTGGAACGTATTAAATAGATTTGATATTACTCCATATCTATGTCAGCTTTTAAAGTTGGCTAATATTCCGTATGTGGATCCTGTTGTAAAAATAGAAAATGAAAATGGATTTGATTATGAACATTTTTTAGATTCTTATTTTGCTCAATTATCAGCAATTGGTGCTAACGAAAGAGTCAATTTCGGAGAAGTATGGAAGGCAGTATCTTTAGAGTTTTTACCAAGAGCTTTTACCCAATTGGAAATTGCACAAGCAGGTGGTTGTCAAGTAATAAACAATTATATTTGTAATCCCGAAGGAATAAAAATTCAGGAAGCATCATCGACATGCCAAGAAGGTGATCAATATTTAAAACCTATTACTGCCCAAGAATTACAAACATTTATTACAGATTATATACAAGTAAAATACAACACTCATTCGGATGGTTTAATATCTTATATTAAAAGAGAATTTATAAATAA